GAGCCCTCCTGAGCGATGAATTTAGCGTACTCTATTGGATCATACCCATGACCCTCTTCGACCTCTCTACGGTCTTCTGGACGTAGATTAGAGGCCACCTCCAAGGCAGCCTCCAATGTTATTGGATGGATGTATTTAGACACGACGATAATTTCTAGGTGAATAGTCTCCTTCCCACGACATACTATGTAGTGTAGCAGGAGCTGGGTGTGATGATTTCAGTATTACATTTACGTTTTGATTTGATTCATAAACTGGTACTGTTTGTATTTGTTCTGGTACATATGGTGCATCTGATACATTATATTCATCAGCAAAAGTTGATTCATATATTTCAGTATAATCATCTTTACCTGTTCTTTGTAAAGTAGTTTCATATAAACCAGACTTACCAAAGTTTAGTTTAAGTCTATGTACAACAAGTGAGGAATTAACATCAGCTCTAGATTGTTCACCTTGAGATTGAGTTAAATAAAATCTAGGAAAACTAACAGAGTATTCATATAGATAACCTATATTTAATTGAGATGTAGACAATGGAGATACAGTAGCTGTAGCTGTAGCACCACTTCCACCGCCTCCATCAAATGTAACAGTAGCTCCTGAGTGATAGTTATATCCTGCATCTGTAATAGTTATAGCTGTAACAGCTCCACCTACTACGGTTGCAGTTCCAGTAGCTTGTGGTCCAGAAAATAACCAATCTCCTCCACCTGTAGTAACTGTACCACTAGAATGTGTAGGTGCTCCAGTTGCTGATGAAGTATGATTACCACTTGTTAAAATATATAATCTATCATTATTTGTAACTTGATCTCCTGTTACATAAGCTGTACTAGCAGTCCAAGCTCCTTTATTACCTTTAATGGAAATAGTAGGTGCAGATGTATAACCACTACCTCCGTTAGTAACAGTAACATTTCTTACTTTAGCAGACCAATCTCCAGGTACCGTGAAATCATCTCCATCAACCACAGTACAAGTAGCATATCTACCTACTCTAGTAGCAGTAGAATCTATATCAACTAATA